ATCGATATGATAACTGGTCCTCACGAGATTATAACTCGAACCGAGGTCAAGCGTATTCGCGAACACTTCGAGTCGAGTTCGTGGGGGGAGATGTGGGATATCCGTAGATATCCCCGAGGGAGAATAACCAGGAGGTGTCAGTTCATGGGAACTGCCACCTCTTGGCCCCTCTTACCTTTGGTCTCTCTTTTCTCGTTCGAGAAGTCCTATATTGGACCTCTCGTCTCTATAACGAGGAAGGTGGCCGCGTATGCGAAGCCCAAGGAAATGGGTAACTCCATACCTAGCAATGGCTGGTATAGGGCTACCGCCGGCCTAAAGGCCGACCTTGAGCTCCGACGGGAGGTTCCAGAATCCTGGCGCTTGGTCGACACCACTGGTGACGACCTCATCGCCTATATGGAAAAGGATCACTCGGCTCGTCATACTGTTCAATTGAACAATACGGGAGGCCGGGTGTCCAAGACCAAGGATTTCGAAGCTCCCTCATACGGAATCTATACGGAGGTCTATCTCAAAGATGGATCCCCGTGTGGAATTTCCCCGCTAGGGACCCTCCTAGACGTACATGGCGTACGGAGCTCCAATTGGAGCAATGTTGGCCGTTCGTATCTGGAGGTAGCGAAGAAACACGGTGTGTCTAAGACGAAACGTCTCAGACTTCTTGCCCTTTCCTCCTTTCACCCATTGGTGAAGGGGTTAGCCGATCTTGGAATGCCAGTATCCTATCCTCCCCAAATGGGGGGGGTAGAATACTTTGCCTTCCAAGAGAGGGTAAACCGCTATTCTAGCGGCTTACCCTCCCGGGCTGCGCATTGGACAAGAGAGCAAATCAAGCAGGAACTTGGAATTCTTCCATGGCCTGCTGAGATGCTCCACCCTGTTTATCGTCCTACAGGGGAGACGCAAGCGACGATGCTATTGTCGGGGAGAACCCCAACGATAGACATGTCTCGCACTACCTCGTCGGGTTTACCGACGTTTGGTAGTTCGAACTCTCACATTCTGAACAGACGTCCAGAGTTGAGAGGCTTTGCGAACTCTCCTAAGACGTTACCGTTGGGCCCGACTCTTTACTCAGTTATGACCGAGAAAGAGTTGAGCCAACTCTTTGCTAGGACCCGACGTTGGTCTCAAGTGGATTATGACCCGACGGAAGTGGAAAAAAATCCATCTCCGTTGAGTTATGTCCGCGAGAGAATCCGGTTAGCTCGG